AGTTCTCGAAATTAATGTCGATGAAGATCAAATCGAGGATCGTATTGATGAAGCTTTGCAATATTGGCAAGAGTATCATTACGATGCGACGACGCGGGGTTATGTAAAGCACTTAATTACTGCCACCGATAAAACAAACGAGTACATAACTCTTCCAAGTAATGTGTTATTCGTTAATAAAATGTTCCCTATATCTTCAGCATTCGGTACTTCAACTAACTTTTTTGACATTAAATATCAAATGATGTTAAATGATATTGCTGACTTGCAAAATTTTGCTGGAGATCTTGCGTATTATGAGCAAATGCAACAATACTTAGCAATGTTAGATTCGAAATTAAATGGTCTACCGCAAATTCAATGGCAAAGACACGGAAGTAAGTTGAGTATTTATGGTGATTTCGCAGATGAGGATTTACAAATAGGTGAATATATAATTTTAGATGTATATAGCACTGTAGATACTACATCAAATACTACAGTTTGGAATGATTGGTGGTTAAAAGATTATGCTACAGCACTAATTAAGCAACAATGGGGTATGAATTTATTAAAATTCGAAGGAGTTCAACTGCCTGGAGGAGTTACCTTTAATGGAAGACAATTATATGATGATGCCAATGTAGAAATCGAAAGACTAAAAGAACGTCTACACGATGATTTCTCATTCGGCGCACCATTGATGGTGGGATAAATGGCTCGTAACTTCTACTTCTCCGAAAAAGTAAGATCAGAAATGAACTTATATGAGAACCTCGTAATTGAGGCTCTTAAAATATATGGTCAAGATGTTTATTATATTCCGCGGGATATTGTAAACTATGATACTATTTTTGGTGCAGACGTAGAATCATCATATAATTCATCACATAAAATAGAAATGTATATAGAGAACGTAGCTGGATTTGAAGGCGAAGGCGATCTATTTACTCGTTTTGGTGTAGAAATTAGAGATGAAGCCACGTTTATTGTTTCTCGTAATAGATGGGAAAATCAAGTAAAGAGATATGATAATGACATGACTGCAGTAAGACCAGAAGAAGGCGATCTCATATATCTTCCTCTTACTAAAAAAATGTTTCAAGTTATGCATGTTGAACACGAACAGCCATTTTACCAAATTGAAGATATTCCTGTATATAAATTGCGTTGTCAGTTGTATGAATATAACGGCGAAGATTTTGATACACTTAATACAGAAATCGATGGAATCGAAAGAAGTGGATCTCATACTCACGTTCTTACACTACAAGCACCTAAAACAGCAACTGCGACAGCGAGTATTACATAATGGGAATAGTTAATAATCTTACATTAGTCGATTCAGGAACATATTATACTGTAAATCCAACTATAATAATTGATCCTCCATATTATGATAGCGCAAATCTATCAGCAATAGATAGTTCATTTGCCAAATTTGGCATAGGATCGCTATTACACGATTCTACATCAAAATCAGTAATGGGCAATATTGATAGTGATTATGGTCAAGATTCGAATAGTTTTGTAATGCAATCGTTTTGGCTATATCTTGATTCAGTACAGCCTAGAACTTTACTATGGAATTCTGATTTTAGATTATATATTACAAATAATGATAGATTAGCAATAGCATATAGAGTTGATTCAAGCCAAAAAGATTCTGCTCAAATTGATAATATTGCTGCAACAAGAATTAACTTGCCACTTTTATCTAAAAATAATTGGCATTTTGTTAAAGTAGAAACAAATCATAATGATTTAAGATTATCAATTGATAGTCAATCAGCAGCAATAGTTGCAATGGGAGTGATGACAAATAATCAATTCTTTTATGATTCTGGCGATACTATAAATGTTGGATATGATTCTACTAATATATCACCTAATCCAAAGTTAGATTATGGAGGAGGAACATTTGCATTAGATTCAAATCTAAATAAATCATTTGTTGGTAAATTAGATAATTATCAATTTACTGTAAAATCCGGTAAGGTTGCGTTTACTCCTACTACTATTCAAGATTCTGGAAATGATTTTTATGAAGGAGCAACTCCTGTTATTAATCAACAATTTGATTATAAGAGAGCCACCGGTAGAGCTCTTATTGATTCTTCGAGTAATGAAGTTAATCAAATTATATTAGATAGTGGAGGATTTGGATACACAACTATTCCAAGTGTGACATTTGTTGGAGGAAATACAACAATTGATAGCAGTTATAGAGTAGGTGATAATATTAGACAAGTGTTATCAAATACTACCATTAGAGGTGAAGTAACAGGATATACGTTGGATTCTGATCAAGATTCAAACAGATATTTGTATTTGACCCATGTTGGTGCAGATAATGGAACATATAAAGAATTTATTATTAATGGTGATATAATAAATACAACATTAGGTAGTCCTAGTGGTTTGTACACTACTGCTACTTCTGAAGAAAATCGTATTTCAAATAATGAACAAAATACAGATTTTTCAAATGTAACTGATGACTTCTTAGATTTTTCTGAAGATAATCCATTTGGTGATGCGGAGAATAATTAATGTTTGGTACATATTTCTATCACGAAAAAACTAGAAAAGCAGTTGCTATTTTTGGTAGGTTGTTTAATAATATATACATTCTACGTAAAAATGCTGCAGGAGCTACGATCAGTACTGTAAAATTACCATTAGCTTATGCACCAAAAGAAAAATATTTAGAGAGAGTGCGAGAAAACCCAGATCTGCAAGATGGTGGAGAAAAGGTAGCTATTAAATTACCAAGAGCTTCGTTTGAAATTACAGGCATTCAATATGACACTACACGTCAGCTGACTAAATTAAGTAATTTTTCTCAACCTGGCAGCGCCGCTACTAAACGCACAAAGATGTATTCTCCTGTACCATACAATATTTTGTTTACTCTTAATATATATGCTAAAGCCCATGACGATGCATTACAAATTGTAGAACAAATATTACCAACATTTAATCCTCAGTATACTGTAACAATTAAACCGTTTTCTACTCAATATCCAGATTTTGTAGAAGATATACCAATTATTATACAAAGTGTTGATTTTACTGATGACTATGATGGTTCTCTACAATCACGTAGAACAATTATTTACACTTTAAGTTTTGAAATGAAATTACAATATTACGGCCCGCTAGAATCAGAAAGCGCAGTTATTACACAATCACAAGTTGATTTGTTTACTGATCTTGCATCAATCAATGATTCAGCATCGCGAGCTGAAAGATTAACATCAACACCAACACCAGTAGGAATAAGTGCTGATAGTGATTTTGGTTTTAATACTATCATCTCATAGGAGAAATAGATGACAATTACATTACGTGGCACAAAAGGAAGTGAGTTAACTCATTCTGAATTAGATGCCAATTTTACTGATTTAGCTGGACAAATAACGACAGTTGAAAATACATATTTAACCCAGGTTTCTGCAAGTAATACATACCTCACACTAACAAGTGGGGCAAATACATATATAAGTCTGTCAACACTTAAATCAACTGTAGCAGCGAGTAGTAGTTTTGCAGACTTTAAAACTAGAATAGCAGCCTTATAATAGGTAAATATAATGAGTGATAATCCAGATAATTTAAAAAATGATTACGAGTATTCTCGTCAAACTTACTACGAACTTGTAGAAAAGGGCAAAGACGCCTTAGAATCTATGATTGAAGTAGCCAGAGAAAGCGAGCATCCAAGAGCATACGAAGTTTTAGCTGGATTAATTAAAAATACATCAGATGTTAATGACAAACTGATGGATTTAAATAAAAAACAAAAAGACTTGTTGAAAAAAGCAGAAGAAGAGGCACAACAGCCGCAAATTGGCCAGCAAACAAATAATGTTTTTCTTGGTTCTACTGCTGATATACAACGTCTTCTACAGAATGGAGATGATATAGTTGATGTTACGCCAGAACGAGACGTATCTAGGGAATCCTAATGTAAAGAGAGATGGCGTTCAACAAGCATGGACCCCGGAGCTTTTACGTGAATATAAAAAATGTATGGTCGATCCTATACACTTTGCAGAAAAATATGTTAAAGTTATTTCGCTCGATGCTGGACTTGTTCCTTTTAATTTATACCCATATCAAAGAGAAATGTTCGAACATTTTGATTCGAACAGGTTTTCTATTATCTTGGCTTGTAGACAATCTGGCAAGTCTATATCAGCATGCGCTTATTTATTGTGGTATGCTCTTTTTCATACTGAAAAAACAATTGCAATCTTGGCCAACAAGGGCGCAACTGCAAGAGAAATGTTATCAAGAATTACTCTTATGCTTGAAAACATTCCTTTCTTTCTTCAGCCTGGATCAAAATCACTCAATAAGGGTACTTTGGAATTCAGTAATAATTCACGTATTGTTGCTGCTGCTACTTCCGGTAGCTCTATTCGTGGCATGTCAGTTAATCTTCTTTATCTTGACGAGTTTGCTTTTGTTGAGCGCGCTGCAGAATTTTATACCTCAACATATCCAGTTGTTTCAGCAGGTACAGACACTAAAGTTATCATTACTTCAACAGCTAACGGAATTGGTAACCAGTTTCACAAGGTTTGGGAAGGGGCTGTGCAAGGAATAAATGAATTTAAGAATTTCCGTGTAGATTGGCACGATGTGCCTGGGCGTGATGAAGATTGGCGAATCCAAACAATTGCAAATACAAGCCAATTGCAATTTGATCAAGAATTTGGGAATACATTTTTTGGCACTGGTGATACACTTATTAATGCTGAAACATTAATGGGTTTAAGAACTAAAAATCCTATTAGAACATTAGAAGGCGGTCTCTTAAAAATATATCAAGAGACAAAAGAAAAACATTCTTATATAATGACAGTTGATGTTTCGAAGGGAAGAGGTCAGGATTATTCTACTTTTAATTTAATCGATATTAGCGTAACTCCGTTTGCACAGGTTGCTGTATATCGCAACAACACTATCTCTCCATTACTCTTCCCAAACATTATATATAAATACGCGAAATCCTACAATGAAGCTTATGTGGTAGTAGAATCAAACGATCAAGGTTCAGTAGTATGTAATGGATTATGGCACGATCTTGAATACGAAAATGTTCATGTTGAATCTGCGATAAAAGCAAATGCTTTAGGAATTGAAATCACTAGAAAAACAAAAAGATTGGGTTGTTCAGCTATTAAAGATATAGTTGAAACAGGCAAACTTGATATTGTAGATGAACAAACTATTTTAGAAATGTCTACTTTTGAAGCTCGTGGGCAATCATACGAAGCTTCAGATGGAAATCATGACGATCTAATGATGAATTTAGTTATGTTCGGATATTTTAGTACAGGCGGATATTTTCTTGATATGACAAACATTAATATGAAAAAACTAATGTTTTCTGATAGAATGAAAGAAATAGACGAAGATATAGTTCCATTTGGATTTATAGACGATGGGTCAGAATATATGAATCAATTAGACCAAGAAGATAAAAATAGTGAATGGGCCATTGAATACGATCCAAATTTATAATATTATAAATAACACTGTAAATTGACTGTTCGTATTATGATTCATATAATTTTAACAAGGAAGATAAAAAAATGGCACTAGGTACACCGTCTGAATCACCAGCGGTTGTCGTCAAAGAGATAGATCTGACTGGTGGCGTTCCTAACGTTCAGTCAACTACTGGCGCAATTGTGGGTAATTTTCGGTGGGGTCCAGTCGGAGAAAGAGTACGAGTAGCTAATGAAGCTGAACTCGTGAGTAACTTTGCCTCGCCTGACTCTGACAACACCATCGATTGGCATTCAACAGCCTATTTTCTTCGCTATTCAAGCTCTATGCTTGTTGTGCGCGAAGCAACTGCTGCTGCTAAAAATGCCTACTCCTCAACATTACAAGGTCCCGCTAAACCAATAAGCTTTAGCGGAACGCCAACAGTAAACAATAAAAATGCTTTTGATGCCCAAGTAAATAGCTTGGACTCTGATAAGCATACATTCGTAGCACGATATCCTGGAGAACTCGGTAACAGTATTTCTGTTAACTTACTTCCAGCTGTCGATTCTGCAGGTCGCTTTTCTAATTGGACTTATGCAGGCAATTTTGATGGAGCTCCAGGCACATCACCATTTGCGACCGATGTAAATGCTACAAATGACGAAATGCATGTTGTAGTTATTGACCAAGAAGGTTTGTTAACTGGAACAAGAGGTCAAGTTCTTGAAACTTATCCATTTGTATCAGTAGCTCAAAATGCTACAAACCCTGATGGCACAACAAACTTTGCTAAATCAATTATCAACACAAGATCTGAATATGTCTACATGGTAGATTTTGATTCAGATCTAAAACAAACTGCAGTTACCGCCGCGGGTGCAGCTGCTGTTTCTGGTTCAAACTTCTTAATTAATAACCATACATCTGGTCACGCATATAACTTTGATTCTGGTGTAAATTCTGGTTTATTGACAACTACAGAAGTTTTGAATGGCCATGATCTCTTTGAAGATAGAGACATTGTCGAAGTTGATTTCATGATTTCACCAAGCATGAATAGCCGCACTGATCAAACTACAGTTGTTAATGATCTCATTACAACAGCACAATCACTAAGAAAAGATTGTGTAGTATGCGCATCTCCTGCACGTACTGATGTAGTTGGCTTAACTAATGCAGCTACCATCACAAACAATATCACTACAACTGCCGCATCTTTCACAAATTCATCATACCTCGTTATGGATGGTAATTTCTTGAAAGTTTACGATAAGTTTAATGATCAATATATTAATATTCCGGCTGCTTCAAGTACAGCAGGTATTATGGCTGCTACTGATCTCAATCGTGCACCTTGGTTTTCGCCAGCTGGTTCACGTCGTGGTCAATATCTTGGAATCACTGCTCTCGCATGGACTCCAACAAAAGCACAGCGTGATACACTGTATAAAGCAAGTGTAAATCCAATTGCAAACATTCCAGGTCAAGGCTCATTGCTATTCGGCGATAAGACAAAACTAGGTAGACCATCTGCATTCGATCGTATTAATGTGCGTCGCTTGTTCTTGGTACTTGAGCGTGCAATCGGTAGAGCAGCTGAGCAAGCACTATTCGAATTCAACGATGAATTTACTAGAGCAGAATTTGTTAATATCGTAGAGCCAGTACTAAGAGAAGTACGCGGTCGTCGCGGTATTACAGACTTTAGAGTTGTCTGTGACGAGACAAATAATACTCCAGCAATCGTTGACCGCAATGAATTTATAGCGAACATCTTCATCAAGCCAGCACGATCAATCAACTACATTACACTTAATTTTGTAGCTGTTAGATCTGGTGTTGACTTCGAAGAAGTTGTTGGCACGGTTTAAGGAGGTAACGTACAATGGCAATTCTCGGCGTAGATGACTTTAAGTCAAAACTGAGAGGCGGCGGTGCTCGTCCTAACCTCTTTAAGGCTACTATTAATTTTCCTGGTTACGCAAACGGTGATGCTGAATTAACATCATTTTTGTGTGAAACTGCACAGTTACCAGGCTCCACAATGGGACAAATTATCGTGCCATTCCGTGGTAGACAATTAAAAATGGCCGGTGATCGTACATTCGATGCATGGACAGTAACAATCATTAATGATACTGACTTTGCAATTCGTGATGCGATGGAAAGATGGATGAACGGTATGAATGCACAT